TTCCCATGTCTCCGGTGCGGTCTCTTTGAGCTGCAGCGACTGCCGCAGGAGGTTCGAGTAGACCGTGGGCGTCATGGCGGCCAGGAACGATCGGGCGAGCGTATCGTCGCGGGTGCCCATGATGACATAGCTGAGGTCGATGGACGGCTTATCACCCACCGTGGTGTCGCGGCTCGGAAATGCTTCATAAATCGCCAGTGCCATCGTGCGTTACTCCCAGCGTCCGCCCATCTGGACCTCGTCGAGCAGTTTCTCGCCGTTGTCCCCGATGCGATTGAGTTGGTGCTTCATTTCCTGGAAAACGCCGCCGCCCAGGCCCAGGCCCGAGACAGCCGCGGCGTTGAACGTGCCGACGACGCTCGCCTTGGCGCCGGGCATGGCCTCGAGGTCCATCGGCGCGAACTGCCCGCCTTCGCCGGGGCCGCCCTTGCCCTTGCCCATTGCCGCCCGCTTGGCCGCGGCCTCACCCCGCGCGGCGTCGAACTCTTTCTTCGCGGCGTCGACGTCGGCCTGACTGTCGGCCATCTGCTTGGCGTAAGCTGCCTGGCGTTCGGAATGCTTCCGCTCTTTCTCCTTGTCAAGTTCACCCAGGGCGCCTTGGGTGCTTTGGTCGATCTCGCGCTGTCGGGCCTCGAACTGCCCGCCGATGGCGGCCAGCTTCTGCTCCCGCTCGGCCGTTTGCTTGCGTTTGGTCTGGTCGTATTCGCTGGCAAGTTGGCTGCGAGCTTGACTGGCCTCCCCGGGCGTGATCGCGCCGACCTTCTCCTTCATCGTGATCCAGGTTCCCTTGACCCAGTTGCTGGCTGCATTCCATGCCGTTTTGACCCAATCGCAGAAGATGGTCCAGGCGGAACTGAGGCCCGTACACAGCGCGTTCCAGCCCGACTGCAAAAGCCCCCAGGCCTGAAGACCAACGCGGGCGATGCCGTAGACGGCCTCGGTCCAGGTGCTCATGAAGGTCTCTTTGACGCCGACCCACACTTCCGTGAGAAAATTGACGCCCTTCTGCCACTCCATCTTCAAGAGCGACCACAGCACCTTGGCCGCCAGGGCAATATCGCCGGCCGCCAGGGCGTCGCCGATTGCACCGAAGGTGTCCATTGCGTCCTGGGCCAGCTCGCCGAATACACCTTTGAGCCAATCGAGGGCCTGGCCGGCGATCCCGGAGGCGTAGAGAAAGTAGCCGCCCAGCGCAAGGACGGCCACCACGACCAGGCCAACCGGCGTAAGCAAGGCACCCAGCGCGCTGCCGACGATGCCGATTACCGCCGTGATTCCCGTCCAGACCGCCGAGATCAGCGTCCCGGCCAAAGAGACGACAGTGCCCACCATACGGATGCCGCTGACCACGCCCATCACGCCGCCGGCCAGCATGCCCAGGATCCGGCCGAAGAGTGAGAACCCAGCGCCGGCCAAGACGATCGCTCCGGCCACTTTGAAGAGCACCAGGACCAGCCCCCGGTGGTCGGCGATCCACTGCCGGACCTTTACTGCGGCAGTGATGAGCCAGTTCGTGAATTCCTCGAGATACGGCCCCAAGGCGCTGCCGATGACCGAGACGCACTTCTTCAGCACGTCCGTTAGGTCGGCCAGGGCTCGACTGAACCGCAGCGCTGCCTGGGCCGATTCGGTGGACGTCACCAAGCCCAGTTCCCTGGCCCGCTTTTCAAAGCGGTCAATCCCCGCCGAACCCTGCATAAGCATGGGCAGCATTTCCGTACCGGCACGGCCGAAGATTCTGACAGCGGCCGCAGCCCGTTCGGTCGGGTTCTGGATGGCCGCGATCCGGTCGGCCATATACTTGAACTGGTCCTCGGGCCGCATGCGGGCCAGATCTTGAAGATTGGCGCCCATCGAGACCAAGGCTGCCTGGGCCTGCGGCATCCCGCGGCCGGCCGCGGCGATGGTGACCTGCATCTTGCGGATGCCGGTGGCCAGTCCGGCCGTATCGACGCCCGTGCGACGCGCGGCATAGCTGAGCGCCGAGAACTCTTCCACCGTCGTGCCGGCCTGCTCGGCCAGGTGGGCCAATTCCGATCCGCCCTTGGACCATTCCCGCACCGCCTCGAGCATCCCGGCCACCAAACCAGCCGGCGAAAACGAGAAGTTGGCGATCGCCGCCAAGGGACCGGGCAGTTCCCCACCCCGGGTCGCGGCGCCCAGCCGACCCAGGCCAGCCGACCAACTGCGCAATTTCGCACTGGTGGCAGCCAGGCTACGGCTTAAGGCGTTCTGTTCCATGAACACCTCGACGTAGGCGGCTCCGGCTCGAATGGCTCCGGCTGCTGACATTTTTTGCTATTCGCCTCGCGTGGTCTTATCGAACAGATGCTTCAATTGCCCCACCCGCACCCGAAGTTGGGGTTCGGCCTTCTTCTGCCCGCCGTGGGGCAATAATAGAAACGGATCGAAATGCCGGGGTTCGGCCTGAAAACCCTCCGGCCGGAAGGCGTTCGTATTGGCCAGCGTCGCGCACACCAGCGCCGTGGCCGCCCAGGCCCCGCTGGCCATCCACGTCAGTTCGCGGAGGGTGAACTCTCCGGGCTCGACGCCGGCGATTCCGGCGAGTTCCCAGCAGCGCTGGTACTGCTCGTCGGCCCAGCGATGGCGTCCATCGCCGCCTTCAGTTCCGCCTCCATCTGCCGGTCCAGTTCCGGATCCTCCAGTTTCAGCAGTGCCAGGTTCGTCGCCTTGTCCTGCAGGGCCGTCAGCTTGCCGAGGATCTTTTGCAGGATCTCGCGACGGCCCTTGGGGAAAAAATCGGCGATTTCTCCCAAGAGGGCGTCGGTCGCGGCACCCAAAGCATCGCCGGCCAGGGCACGCCCAAAGTCCTCGTCGCTCACGCCCTTGGCTTCCGCCTCGGGTTTCACCAGGCAGAAGAGGATGTCGCACAACAGGCACGGGTCGTCCACCAGGCGTTCGAGCAGCTTGGCCTTCTGATCGGCGATCTCCAGCAGGTTGACCTGCAAGAGTTCGCGGACGCGTTTGACGGCCGCGACGTTGACGGTGATCGCCCAGGTGCGGGCGGCGTTATCGGCAAAGGTCTTCATGCGTGTCATCCTCCTCAGGGGGTCGAGTCGTAAAGGACCGAGATCGTCACGTCGCACGTATTGGCGCTGTCGCCGTTGCCGACGTGAATTGCGGACACCGGGTTACCGGCCATCGGTCGGGCGAGCCCCGAGTTGACCCACCACAGGCAGCACTCGCCGGCCGCCAGGTCCAGCGCCAGCAGGACTGCGCCACCAGCGTCGACAAACACAACGGACGCCCGGCGTGTGGTCGTCACCAAGAGAACCGTCATGTCGTCGGGATCGAAGGCAGCGTTGACCACCTGACGTTTCACGACGACGACGGCCGTACCGCTTGCCGGAAGGCTATCGCCGGCGCCTAGGTCCACGGTGACGTTGTCGCCGGAAACGGCCGCGGTCATACCGTAGCGCCGGCCGCCGCTCCAGAAGACATCCACCTTGTCACTGGTGACGATGCCGTGTCCGGTTGCCAAAGCGGCGGTGCCGGTGTCGTTGTCGGTTTTGGTCCAGGAGGTTGATGCCTTACCGGCAGCGACCGTGGGGGACCACTGGCCGGCGCCGTCCTGGGCGCGGCTGATTTGTACAGGAACGGTCTGGCCGAGCACGTTGGCCACGACGTTGATCGATGCTTGGGACATAATGGTTCTCCCTGGTTATCGCGTTACAAGTCTCAAAAATCCCGAGGCCTCCAGCGTACCGACGCCGGCTACATCGACGGCAACGCCCCGAAGCACACTCTCGGCGGCAGGAACCTGACAGGTGCCGGGCGTGCCGTCGCCCCGATCCGCGCCGAAGCGGACATTTGCCGCGCTGGGCAAGCTGCCCAAAATGACCTGGTCAAGAGTCATGTTCATTACCTCGTCAAGGATCATGGTCGTTCGGGCCTCAGTACAGTTCACGCAAAGCGTGCGTGCCGATCTTCTTGTAACTCCACCCCGTCACGGAGCTTTCCGTGGCAAGATTGGCCAAGAGACTCCCCTCGTCCCATGTGGTGTTCGAGACGTCGGCGATCTGCAACTGGAAATTCCACAGCACTTCCTCCAGTCCCTCGTAGTGCCGCACGGTGAATCGCGGCGCCCACAGCGCAAAATCTGCCTGCGGCATCGCGAGCGTTTCCCATGTCGGGGCCGGTCCGATCTGGTTGGCAGGCAAACGGAGCCATTGCCGCTTCACCTGCAAGTTGTTTCCATCGAGCCGCGCATCGACGATCACGCACACCGGCGTGAGCGCCGTGCCGCTGCCCCAGGTGTTGGTGTCCACCGGCGCTGGGTCGGCCACGAAACGGATCGCGCTGGCGTGCCACTCGTCCTCCCAGTCGGCCGATTTCTGCCGCCATCGCATGAGGTAGTCGGTGTCGGCCGAAAAGCTCGCCGCCAGACCGCATGCCTCCAGATCGACGAACACGACCGCGGCGGCTTGGCCATCGCCGTGCGTCTGGGACCAAAGGAACTGAACACCACCGGATGGTATCGACTGCCGGGTGCTGGGCACGGCCGCCGCCACGATGTCGATCTCCCGCTGCGCGTCGAGCTGATCGCGGAGGTTGCCGGTAATGTCGCCCCAGGCAGCCGGGTTGCCATCGAGTAGTTTTGCCAACGTGCCCAGGAGCCGCTCGTGGTCCCCCGCGGCGGTCGCCGGCGTGACGACATCGCCGTTCTTCGTCAGGGCGAAGCCGCCTTTGTAGGATGTGGTCCCGTATATGCTCATAGCGCACCTGGATGGAACGAGTGGCCGTTTTCATGCCGTCAAACCCACTGCACATCCCGAGTGCTGGGGCAAGGCTTGACGTTGATCTTGTAGACGACCGCGTCCTCGAGTTTTTCCTCACGGTCGCAGCCAAAGACTTCAAAATCACCATCGATGCCGTGGCCATCCGACGCGTCCTTGATGAGGAAGGCCAGCGGGCTGTCGTTGATGAAAGCGGCGATGATGGCGGCCAAAGCGGCGTCGCTCGAATCGTCGTTCATCTCCCACTCGACTTCGATCTCCTTCAAGGATCCCTTTCGCTTGGAATACTTCGAGGCGCGGCTGTCGACCTTGGCCTCGCCCTTTTTCATCTTAAGGGATAGATCCTTGACGTTGGTAATCAGAGTGCCTGCTGTGCCGCCGGCTGCGCCGTAGTACAACTTGGCATCCACAAGGCTCATGCGCTGGGCCATCGTAATCTCCTTCTCGTGCGTGGTCTCACTTGACTGAGCCGGCCCACAACGCCGGCAGGTTTGGCATTTCTTTCGCAAGCGCCGGCCCCATGTAGGGTCGGGCTGCGATCCGGCCTTCGGTAATAAACTCCGGGCCGTATAGTTCCTCGTTGAGCCGGTTGGCCCGATCTACCTGGGCGGAAGTGTTGAGCTTGGCATAGGTCACCAGCTTCCCCTCGCGATTCTTCTTCGTGCTGCGGCTCGCCGGCCCGTCGAGACGGATCTCGCCGGCGCCACCCAACGTGCGTCGGTGTCGCCGCGGATTCTTGCGGCGGGGAACCGACCCGCCATATTCCAGCGTGGGCGGCACGACACCGACCGAGCCCAAGGGCGTCGGCCCCACGACCACCGACCGCGATGGTGGATCGTAGTTGAAGTAAATCCGGTTCCGCAGCGTGCCGACGTGGCTGCTGGGCGGCTCGCCTGGGCGGGAAACCCGCTTCCGTTTACGGATGCTGGACTTCGCTCGCCGTTGGATGTACGCACCGGCCTTGCCCAGCGCCTTGGCGCCGGCGCGACCGACGGCCTCGATCACCGCCTGGCGATCGAAGAACATCTCCGACTTGATCCGCAGGCCACCGCCGCCGATCGCATTGGATGTCGCGATTCGTTTCATCACGCCCATGGGTTATCGAGAATGTCCTATCGCATCACGCGGAAGGTGAACACCAGAAGGCTCGTGAACTGGCCACTGTCCTTCAGGTGCTTGGGGTCGTAAATGGGCTTGTTCTCCGTCTTCACCCAACTGGCCTGCGCATAGCCGACCAGTGCCTTGTGGCGGAACAGGTCGTCGATTTCCTGGACCAGCGTCATCAGGCCATCGATGGCCGCCTGGTCGATTCCTGGCGGATCGCTCTTGGTGACCCGCTTCTGCACGGCGACGTGGATTTTGTATTCCGCCCGATCGCGGGCGCGGTCGGCAATTTCCTCGTCGAGTTCCGCTGGCACGACCGAGACATGGAGTGTATCCATGTCCTTGAGGTCGAACTCCGGCAGGTAGTAACGCTGGGCCTCGAACGGCTGGCTCAGATGAGCCGCGTTCAAAGCGGTTACAACGGCGTCGGCGATTTCGGTGATCGTTGCCATGCAAATGGTTCCTATTGTTTGACCAGTTCCGGCACGGGGCAGGTGTCGAGTTGGCCGTTGAGCCACTTGATGACATCCAGCGACCGGCCGTTGTAGCAGCGATCGAGGCACTGGACGGCCTGGCGGAGCCGAGCCACGGCTTGCAGGTATTCCGTGTCGGTCTTGGCCGCCTTGAGCTGTCCGTGGGCCAACTGCGCTGCGGCCATGAAGTCGCCGCGGAACATCATAGCGGGGTACGTGCCATCGGGGAGCTTTGTCCCAAACGCCTTGGCGGTGTCGCTGACCGGAACTGGCAGGTCGCCCTTGCCGTCCACCACATGATCGAGCACGGCCCGCACGGACTCGCGGGTGATCCGGCCGTCGGCCGCCCGAAAGGCGTACTTGCACTCCTCGGCATAGGCCTGAGCGCCCATCGCCGTGATGCGGACCGGATCGCCGTGGGCGCTGTGACGAAGCACGATGTCCTGGACGAGGCTCGCGGCCTGGCCCTGCGCCGTGGCGTCGAGTTCCGCCACGTCGTCGGCCGACAGAACCCGCAAGACGCCCGGCTTGGCCATGTCCTGACTGAAATTACTGGGCGCGAATGCCGCCCGTTCCAAGATCATCGCCTTGAGGTCGGCCGTTGCCTTGATCTTGACGAAGTAGACGAACTTCAGGTCCGCCCGCTGCGGGTAATCGGCCATGAAGGCCAGGTAGGCATCCTTCTGATCCTTGTCGGGCATCGAGCGGGCATCGGCCAGGATCATGCGTTTCACCTGGGTGCGGAAGTCGTCGGGAACTGTGCCCACGGCCGCATCGAGCGCGCTGATGGCCACGGCGCCTCGGGCCTTGGTCAAGAGTTCGTCCACGTAGCGGGCGGAAGCCGCCTCGCGCAGGGGTTTAGCCAGTTCGGTCGCCTGTAGGGTCGGGAGCGAATCGGCCCCCGCCTTCCAGTACAGCGTCTTGGCAGCCCAGCTTGCCGCCGGCGTATCGCCGCAGTCGCCGCAATACTGCTCGACGGCAGCGCGTACCGCTGTGGCGTTATCGGGCGTGGTGGCGCTGGCAAGTCCGCTCTGAAAACCGGTCACAACCGGCGCCGATGGTCCCTGGGCAAACGCCTGGACGCCCGGCTTATCGATGGTCCGCAGCACGGCGAGCGTGCCGTCCTTCGGGCTGGCCAGCACGACCTGTCGGGCCACAGCCGCCGTCGCCGTCCGAAGTCCCGGGTCGCGGGCCGCCTTCTCGAACGCAGCGTTCTTGGCCTGGGTATTCGCCTGCGCCGCGGCCACCGCCTGTTGTAGCGCCGCATCCTTGGGGCTGGCCTTCAACTGGGCGCGGACCTTCTGTTCCGCCTGGTCCGCCGTGTTCCGGTCGGCCTTCAGCGCAGCGAGGTCATCAAACCGCTTCAACAGCGGCAACACTCGGGTATCCAGATCCTCGGCGGTTGGCGCTTGTGCATTGCCAATCGAGGCCGACAGAACCATCATCAACACGAACCACGCGCTCGTCACTTTCGACACCATAACTCTTCTCCTTCAATTGCTGGGAATGTAAATCCACAAGATCGAGTGGTCGGCAATCGCTTGCTGACCGTCTTTTCCAGAACCTTCGCACCACTTGCCGTCGGCCGCGATGTAGCGGTCGGTCGTCACGCCCGAGCCATTGCCGCTGCCGTCATCCCAGTTCTCCATGCCGGAGTCGCCGGAAAGATTGGTGCAGCCGGCCTCCGTGGCGCTGACCACGCGGATCAGAAACAACCACGACTGCCGCGGCCCGACCGTAATCGCCGTGCCGCCATGACCGGTCTGCAGCACGTCGCCCACGCCCGACGCACAATTAGGCATGAGCGGCGAGTGCGACTGCGGCACCTCGTGGCCTACCACGTGCGCCCCATTGGCGCCGGGCGTGATTTCGCTAACAAGGATCCACGCAGTCGTCGTATCGCCCGGATCGGCGCGGCCGTTGCCGTTGGTGTCCCGCCAGGCCCAGATTTGAATCTTCGCCACCCGGGCGTCGGCCTCGGCCTGACTGCTCACACCATCATGCCCGTTGTGCGCAGCACCGCGGAGGATGGTAATTGCGGTCGTGCCGCGGGCCAACCAATACTGATTGCCAGCAGCGATGTCACGCAGGGTGCCGCTTACGTTCGGATTCCGCTGAAAGTCGTAGGAACCGAACTTCCCGATGTCCCATTGATCGTCGCGGAGGTCAATGACGCCCACCGGACGGGAGGACAAGGGCGGACAGCCCAAGGCACTGCCCGCGCAGGCCAGCGCGACAATCATCGCTCGGCAAATAGGCAAAATGCCTTTCATCGCGCCTTCTCCACGAGGGGCTGAAGGTAATCCATGCGAGTCCAGAGTTGCTCGGGGGTGAAGAGGTCCATCAAGAACCCCTTCCAGCCGTCGGCCAGCAACTTCTGGACCAGCGGACCGGCATTCGCCTGCCACACCTGTTGCGTCCGCGCAAGATCCTCGTCGGCGCCCTTGCGGGTGGCCGCGTCATGCCAGTTGAAAATGATGGCCGGTCGGTTCTCGGGCACCCCGGCATCGCGGCAAATCGTCGGTTTGCCCATTTCCCGCAGCCCGCGAAGCGTGGAAAACCCAATCAGTGCGTAGCCGTCCCACGGTTCGCCGGCCGGAAAAGCCTTCATCCACTGGTTGTTGACCCGCTCCTGCGAGTCAACGCGCGAGACCGCCAAGAGGATCGGGGCATCGGTCAGATTCTTCAAATAACGTCGCTTCTCAGTGAGTTCCTGGGCCGTGACCGCCAGCGACTCCGGGGTCGTCCAGCGACACTGTGAGGTTCCCAGCACTACAGCGATGCAGGTGTCCTGATCGATCAGCCGCAGCCAACGGAACGTGAGGACCGCATCCGGCCGCTCGTCGGCCACGATGAATCGGACTTCCGGGTATTGATCGAGGAACTTGGCGTCACGCTCGCGACCGGCCTGTACCACCCAGATCAAGTTGGGATACTTGTCGTTGGGCACCTGACCACGGGCCACGCATCCGCCCAGCAGGAACCCGGCGGGGAGCGGCCGGCGCTGGCGATCCAGCGCGTAACGCAACTGCTCGGCAGCGAGGATTTGCACGCGCTCGGCATCGGTGGCCGCCATGAAGGCCTGTATCGCTGGCGTGGCCTGCGACGAGGCCAAGGACTTCGATGGGGCGGCCGACAAGCCTGGGACCGTCAGCTTGACGACTTCCGCCGCGGGTTTCCCCGGCTGGGGCGAGTGGTCGCCAAGCGAAATCGCCGGCGCAGCCGTAACGGGGATCGTTGGGATCGCCAACTTCACAGCCTCCTGCCTGGGTTCCACCATCGGTGGGCCTTTGGGTGCGCGATCACCGAGGGAAACGGCCGAGTCTGCGATGTGCGTGACCGTCACTGCCGCCTCTTCCGCCGGCGGCAACGGAGTCGCGGGCCGGTCCGCTGCGGCCAAGACGATCGCCAGCGCGAGAATGCCACTTTTCATTGAGACTCTCCATCAAGGGGTTGCTTCCAAAACCAGATTCGTGTGAATTCGCAGTGTCTTGCGATACAGATCGCTGAACCGCCATACCGGTTCCTTGCCTGGGGCCGTGACCTCGTAGGCGAAGGTTGTCGTGCCTTGCGTTTCCCGGATACGGTCCCCGCGCTGGGGAACGATCGGTTGACGATCCAGCACCAAGTCCACAGCCAGCACCAGGAAGTCGCGCGATTCGTGGCGCACGAGGATTCCGTAGCCGTCATCCACCTCGAACACCGTCTTGCCAACGGTGGCCGGAAGCTCCAGCGTCCGGCCGCCTCGCACATAGGTCACTACGCGCGAGGCGTGCCGGGTCCGCTGGTTGTCCAGCCAGGCAGAGGCTTTTTCGAGGAGGTCTGCCATAGGTGATTACCCCGCCGACACCTTCACTGCGCCTCCGGTGACGTAAAGGGCGCCGGCCACAGCCGGATCGCTCGTGGGCAACGTGGCGATGATGTTGTTGCCGTTGCGCGTCAGCGCGCTGGTGCCGAAGGTGATCGCCTTCGTCGCCGGCACCGCCACGCCCACTGGGAGGGCTTCACCATCCTTGACCATCGCCGCCGTGATCGTGTCGTCCGGGATGTCGGTGGTCACGGCCGATTCGCTCGAGGAGAGCGCGACCCGCACCGTGGTGTCGGCATCGGCCGCGGCACGCACATTCTTGCCCAGGTACTTGTTGCTGCCGACAGTCGCCGTGGCGACCTTGTTGACGGCATCGAAGTAGACCTTGGTGCCGGCTGCGATGCCGGAGCCTCCGCCGGTCGCTTTGGCGAAGTCGAAGACTCCCTCGACCGCCAGGGCGCCAAGCGTATTGGCCGGAATCGGCTTGCGGGCCACGCCCACAAGATCCCCTTGCACGACTACGTCGCCAGCAGCGACATCGGCGCTCGGGGTGTAATCAACATATTCGTCGTCTTGAACGTAGATTGCGGTTGCCATGTTAGGCTACTCCTTCTTGAAAAGTGATTCTCAGACCTCGCCCTTGCTCTTCACGCCACCACGGTTATCCTGCAAATTCACGCCGAAATCGTGGTAGCCGCGCATCTGGACACCCAGCACGCTGAAGTCGGCCTCGGCCGTTTCGATCGTCGGGGCCTCCTGGCCATTGAGGAACGCGACCTCGATGACCGGCAGATCGCCCGGTTCGGCCAGCAAGTACCAGGCCTTGCTGGAGTTGCCCGTGTAGTGGCTATTGGCCAGGTAACGGCTGACCTCCACACGGAACTTGCCCTGGTGCGGGTTGGCGATGGGGTACTTCGTGCTGGCCGTGGTGTCGCGGATTTCCAGCGACCGCCAGAGTTGCGTACCCATGGCGCTCAGCGCCGTGGGCACGAGGCAGATCGCCGGCATGACGCCGATCGGCTTGCCGTCGCTGTCGCACAGATCCATGAAGGCCGCCTCCGCCTTGGTCAGGCCGTCGATCCCCAACACCGTGTCGGCGCCGGTCAGGTAGTTCTTCGCGCCGGACGTGAAGAACGCGCTGTTGGCCAGGAACGTGGCCCAAAAGATGTCGTTGATCTTCAGGCCCGAGCCGCGGCCCAGCTTGCGGGGCACCGTGGTGATGGCGCCCAGATCGTCGTTGATGACGTCCCGGCGATCGACCGACAGCATCAAGCCGTAGGTATCGGCCTTGTTGGTGTACGACTCGCTGCCGAGCGTACCGTGCTTGAGTTCGCCGCCCGGTGCGACCTGCTCGTACTGGTCGGCTCCGATCAAGCGGTAACTGGCGACCGTCTTGAAGTCGCTGACATTCCGCACGGCGCAGATGTTCCGCCAGGTTCGCTCCACGGAGAAGAACCCGTCCAAGAGGAACTTGTTGGCCACGTTCGAGAGGATGCCGCCGATATCGACGGTCGAGAACCCGGCCTCCAGTTCCGGTTTGAAGGCGAAACGCAGCACACTGCGGCTGTCGCGGAAGTTGCGGCCTGTGTAGCCGTTGGCCCAAGCGGCCTCCAAAAGCAGTTCCTGCAGGCCGATTCCGCCGCGGAAGCGGCGCTGGGCAGCCTCCAGGGTCGGTTCGTCGTAGAGAGTCTCCAGCCCATCGAGCTTGGCCGTCATGAGGCAGGCGGCTTCGAGCAATTGGCCCGAGACCTTGGTGTTATTGTCGCCACGGGGCTGGAATGCCGGCGCCTTGGGGCGGGTATCCCGCAGATTGGCCAGTTGGAACTCGCTCTTCGCGCGGCCTTCGTCCCAGCCCTCTTCGATGGCTTGGGCCTCGACCTCAGGGAAGCGTCCGGTGAAAACCTGACGGATCGCTGCGAGTCGTTTGGTTTCCGCCAGCGCTGCGGCACGGATTTCCGCCGCGGTCGGGCTGGGCGGGGCCAGTTCGGGCGCGGTGACCGGCGCAGTCGGCGCAGTGGCCTGGACCGGCACTGCGTTCGGGGCGGGGGTGGTCTGGGTTTCGGGGGCAGTAACGGTCGTATCCATTGCTTGGAACTCCTGAGAAAAGGAAGTGTTGGGGTTTCCGGCGGCCACGGTGGCGCTGGTTTGCCCATCGGCGCCCAGATCAACAAAGCTGATCTCGCCGAGGACGGACTTGCGGATGACGTTTAGCGGGCCGGTAAACTCCCGGCCGTTGACGGTTGCCCGCTGGTTTTCTTTGACAAACTCGAACTCCTCGACGCTGGCACCGATCGAGGCCTGCCAAGGAAAGCCGTTGCGGGCGGAAATGACGACCTCCTTGGCTGCTGCGGTGTCGCGCGAGACCACACCCGCCGCCAGAAGCTGTCCGCCTTCCATGCGGATCTGGTCGGTGTGGCCCACGCCGCTAGCCGCGTCATGTCCGAAACGGATGGGCCGGTTCTGCGACGGGATATCCATGCCGGCGATGTCCACGACGACCGGGTATCGCCAGCCGGAGATCCGCAT